ATGGAGAATATAGAATTTTGGAAAACTCCTGAAGGCGAGGTGATGTTTAAGATTAATAATTCTACATCACAAAGACTTACACGCTTTCGTCATGGCATTATAAATGATATTCTGCGGATAGTTGAGAATAACTATCCAGAATGCTATGCCAGGCTTATGAAGCTGTATGGCAAAGACCGAGACGCAAGTTATCAGATGTGTTGCCGTTTTATAAGTTGCAACCTGGGCGAACATGATATTCTCACCAATGATTTTGAGTCTGGGATAATTAATTTTGAGCATGTAAAATGTCCATTAAGGGGAGGTCTGTGTGAGCATGAAGGAATTATTTGTAACCCTAAAGGGGTAGTCACACTTCCTCCAGCTGAGAAAGAAGTCGTGAAACTATATGTTGCCGGTTACAGTGCAAAGGAGATAGCAGAACTTCTCAATAAGTCAGGCGAGACAGTGAAGGCTCAGCTGAGAAGTGCAAAAATACGTCTGAATCTGCATACTTGTAGAGAAATCACAAAATATATGCGAACTAAGAATTTATGAACAAGTTTGTGGCTACATGCGAATATTATAGAAACTGCATCAATGGGGAATACTGCTTGAAACAGCAACTGTATATTTCACATTGCTGTAGTATTAATGATAAGCAAGATGAAAAAATAACATAAAGTAAGTATTTTAGAATAGACTAAAAACTTATTATATTTGCCGCGGATAGAAAACAGATGTTATATGATAGATAAAAAATACAAAGACATGATACTTGATAGAGTCAATATCGTTGATGTTGTCTCTAACTATGTATCATTGACTAAGGCTGGTACTAAATATAAGTGCTGCTGTCCATTTCACAAAGAGGACACACCGTCATTCTTCGTTGACCCGAACACGAATCGGTGGCACTGCTTTGGTGGCTGTAACACAGGTGGTAACAGCATCGATTTTGTGATGAAAGCTGAGAATCTGCCTTTTGTCCTCGCTGTGAAAAAAATCTGCAAAGACTACCTCCACATAAATGTAGAGGACAGTCAGATGTCGCCGGAGGAAGAGGAGAACTACAGACGTAAGGAGGAAATGTGGGTTATCAATCATCACATAACACAGTTTTTCATTCAACAATTATATGATGACAGTCCGGAGGCGAAAGCAGCGTTGTCATATGTAAGACATCGATGGGGACAGAATGGCGATGACTATATAAAAGAAATGGGTATCGGATTTGCCCCGTCTGACGGAAGGAAATTGATTAATTATGCCGAGAAGGCTGGACTCAGCCGTGAGGTGATGCTGCAACTTGGCATTCTGAAAGTTGGCAATAACAATGATAATGTATATAGCTTCTACCGCAACAGGGTGATGATTCCTGTCCGGGACAAATACCAGCATATACAGGCATTCACAGCAAGAGCAATGGCGGATGAGTCTACCGCCAAATATCTCAACTCGTCAACATCAGACATTTATTCAAAGGAAAGCAGCATCTTCGGTATTGATGCCGCTCTCCGAATGGCAAGGCAAAAAGAGGTGATGTACCTTGTTGAAGGCGGTCCCGATGTCATGAAGCTCCAGTCTGTCGGATTGTACAATACAATCGCATCGTTAGGCGGTGCCTGGACTTATAAGCAATTTAAACTGCTGAAAGAATCAAGGCTTATGGATATAAAGCTGTGCTTTATTCCGGATTCAGACGTGCCGAAACGTGGAGAACTGCTTGGAGCTGGATTCAAGAATGTGTTGAGCAATGGTGTGCTGGCCATGAAGAACGGTTTTACCGTTAATGTGAAAGAAATTCCTTCAGATGGACAGAAGAAGATAGACCCAGATGAATTTACGAAAAAAGCTTCAGACATTGAGAACCTGGAATCTAAAGAATTCATTCTATGGTATGCCGAGAAACTATACAATGCAGACGCAATTACTGAAGAGCGTTTGAAAGTGACTGGTGATATATGTGAACTGCTCACATATATCGAGGACGAGACCACACAGTCGGCATACATGAATATGCTCACGCAGAAATACGGGAAAAAGCATGAGTGGACTTCAAAGTTAAGAGAAAAGAAAAAGTTGAAGGCACTCGAAGAGCGTGAACGGAAAAATAAGGGCGATGATTCATTAACCCGTGAGTTTGGATTTGTTGTACAGAATAATTCATACTACAGCTATGACAAGGAGGGTGAAAAGGTAACATGGTCAAACTTTAAACTGAAACCGTTGTTTCATATAAAAGACGACCTCAGACCGGTCAGGCTGTTTGAAATCAAGAACTCTGAGCCGGATGACCCGGCAGAACTTGTGGAGCTTGACATGGAAGTACTGACATCATCGAAGTCATTCAGGAAGAAACTGCTCGGTATGGGTAACTACATTTGGATGGGTAACAATGATAATCTTATTAGACTCCAGTCATATCTTGCAAAGGTCACGGAGTCCGCCATTGAGGTCAAGCAGCTCGGTTGGCAGAAACAAGGTTTTTATTGTTTCGCCAACGGTGCCATCGCTGATGACGGCAAATGGTACCAGACCGATAACATGGGTATCATCCGGCTTGACTGTGGAAAATTCTACATTCCGGCAATGTCAGACCTTTATAAAGATTCCCGTGAACTGTTTGTTTTTGAGCGTAAATTCATACACAAAAACTATACTGGTGACCTGATAAGCCTGCATGACTACTTTGCCAAGACCGTGAATGTCTTCGGAAAAAATGCAATGGTGGGCTTGTGTTTCTTCGTTGCCACTTTGTTCCGGGATATTATCAAGAGCCGGAATGTAAAACTTCCAATACTTAATTTCTTCGGTCAGCCGAGGTCCGGTAAGACCGAGCTTGCACAGCTGCTTGTCGCATTTTTCATGCGTGATGCAGAACCGCTCGATGTAGGCGGCACTATTGCATCCATCGCCGCGTCTGTTGGTAACGTCAGCAATGCCCTGGTGCATCTCGACGAGTATAAAAACAGCTTGCCGGAAAATAAGATTGGTTTCCTCAAGCAAATTTGGGGTGCAGTCGGCCGCACCAGGATAAACGTCGACAAAGACAAAAAAGTGGAACAGTCTAAGGTAGACAGCTGCGTGATCCTTACAGGTCAGGAAATGCCGACCGCTGATTTTGCACTCTTCACACGTATATTATACCTCACTGTAGAAAAGCAGGTGTTTTCTGCTGAGGAAAAAGCAAAGTATGAAGACCTCATGCACTATAAATTTCTGGGTACAACTCATATTACTGTTGAGATTCTAAAACATCGCCTCACGTTCGAGGCTAATTTTGGTGAGAGTCTTAAAAAAGCAGAACTGGATGTAAAAGATGCACTTCGTAGCTATGAGTTGAATTCGCGTATCAGAGATAACTGGCTTGTACCACTCAGCGCATACCTCGCTATTAAAGACAGTATTGATATGCCGTTCACCTATGATGGACTATTTGAGTTTGTTGTGGAATGTATAAAGCGTCAGAACGATATGTGTAATTCCACAAATGAGGTTAGCGGATTCTGGGCTGCAATACGTGATGCCATACAGTTCCATGAGCTGCGCAACAAGCAAGATTACATGTTGCAGTGGAAATCCGGACTTGACACTAATAAAGATGCGTATGATTTCGGAGGTAAGGCACGGCACATACTCATGCTGCGCAAAGGTACTATACAGATGTACACAAAGTTTGCTAAGAATGCGCTGCCGGCTGAATCGATTTTGCATTATCTAAAAAATACGGCCGAGTTCTTTGGACAGGCGAAGAACCCGGTGCGCTTCACCTCAATGTCTAAAGACGGTATCCCGAACAAGGTGCCTGTTGATAGAGGAGGCGAGACGATTATGACAACAGAATACATCCAGGACAGACCGTTATATTTTGACTATGAAATGCTGTCGAGAAAGTATGATGTGGATTTTGAGTCATCACTGGATGATATTAAACCGGAAACAGTGATTTAACAGATATAACATTGTGTTTTCATCAGGAAGGCTGGAGGTCGTTCTGTCGAGAGACAGGGCGGCCTTTTTTCATGCGCAGCGGGTACTTGTTTTTTTTCTCTGATTTGCGGAACGAAAAAAATGTATGTAGCAATTGTAGCAAAACGTGCATCGTTGAAAATCAGATTGTTAAGGCTGTAAATCGTTGTAGCATGAATGTAGCAAAGTGTAGCAAAAGCCAAAAACGGGGGGCATTTGTAGCAAAAATGGGGCATTTGTAGCACTTTTGTAGCATATATTATAAAGATATATAATTGATTATCAATAATATACATTAATAAAACACAATGCTACACCTTGCTACAGCATATATGTGGGGTCTCGAAATTTTTTATTTTTGAGTTGAAAATAAAATTTTTCCCGTATAAATACGGATTTTTCCTTATTTATTTGTACCTTTGCAGTCATAAACTTTTAAATATGAGTGACTTCGTTTTCTACATTAAACTTAAACCTTTCGTCGCACAGTGGGCGACGCATACGTTTGGCAATCCAATCACGTTCCCTGCTCGCAGTCCGGAGAATAACATCATCACCCGATTCATCGAGAAAAACGAGGACAGTATTTTGGATCTAAAGCATGATGGTATGACGGCGGTGGCCATACCTGCATCAAGGGAGAAGAATCCCAGGTTCTGGAATCATCTGCCGCCGAAGTGGAAAAAATACATTGTTACTGACATCGAAAACATGATGATCAATTCAATGTACAGCGACTTGTCGGAGGTTGCTCACAACAAAAATTTGCTGTGTGCGATACAGGCATGGTGCTCTTCTAAGCACATCGACATTGACTATGCTAACACCATCGCACAAAAATTCTACCGTTTGCGGAAAAATTTCGATGAAAGCGGTGTTCAAAGTATAAGACACACTAAAGCCAAATAATTTTAAATCTTTTAACAAAAAATCGGTACTACTATAAACGTGTTTTTGAAAATGACCGAAAAACAGTGAAAATAACCGAAAATCCTGAAAATATATGATAGTAAATAAAATCGTCACAAAAGTAGAGAGAACACTGTGCGAGAATCTTCAAGGTGTATTGATGCCGTCAATCAAAAAAATGTTTCTCACTTCTTCGATAGAGTGGGAGGATATGTGCATATCTAAAAACGCAAAACTGACAATTGAGGATAAGACGGTTGACAAAAATCTCGTTTTTGAGCATAAACTTGTATTCAAGTCAATACAAGACCGTGAGAATGACGGCAGAAAATATGCCTACCGTATCACGACAGCATTTGGCAACCAGTATATTATTGGCTCTGAGTCAAGACCATTCCCTGTTTGTTCAACAACAGTGCTGCTTTCTTCTACGGCTACCGATGATGTGCAGCTGCAGGCAACAGTCACATGGAATGCCACACATGCTGCATATTTACTTGCGAATAAATAGTCTGGTAGCGCCCATCGTACCCAGCCCACCCATCGCCGTCGTGTTCTGACACTCTGCCCTGGGACGATGGGCGCATACCTTATATATATAATAGGTATTTTAATTTGTTCAGTGTTGATATTAATTTTGCGGAAAAATTAATATCAGCATGAAATATCAATTTGTTATTAGAGGCACCATCGGCAGCTGGTGGTCTGGTACAGAAGCGCAGAGCGTCTGCGACTTTCTCGACAGCCATACAGGCAAGGAGGTGGAAATCGCTATTTGTTCTCCCGGTGGCTATGTTGCAGACGGATTGGAGATTTACCACGCCATACGTCAGCATGGCAAGGTTAATGTTACTATTATCGGTATGACCGCAAGCATTGCAACAGTTCTTGCAATGGCTGCAGCGAAGGTCAAGATGGCGAAGCAGGCGCTTATCCTGGTACACAACTCATCAACACTGGTTTCTGAGTGGAGTTCGTGCAACAAGGAAAAGCTTGACTCAATTATTCAGAAACTGAATAAAGAGCGTGCCGACCTTGACACTATTGACAAGCTTATCGCATCTATCTATGCGGATAAATGCGGAAAGAAAGAGAAAGACATTGCCGACCTTATGACCAAGGCGGCTTGGATCAATGCTGAGAATGCGCTGAAGCTCGGACTTGTCGACGAAATCGTTGACACCCCTGAGACAGAGCGCGAATCACAGGATATAAGCAATCATTTTACTAATTTCATAGCGCAGTATGGTCTTCCTGCCTTACCTCAGACTGACACAGACATTAATGCTTTGGCTGCTGTCGTGGATGACAAGGGCAATCCAGCTGAATCTTTCCTGCAGAAGACGGTGCAGAAAATCCAAGACCTGCTGCATATTTCCGACAACACCGCAAATAAACAGACATCAATGAAGAAAAATGACGCTTTCAAACTGATTATGGCATGCATCGCAGTTGAGTCGCTGACAGCTGATGACAAGGGAAACATCACACTGTCACAGCAGCAGCTGCAGGCCATTGAGGACAAACTCGCACAGGAGGCGCAGAATGTCCAGACTGCCAATTCCGAGAAGGAAACGGCTCAGAATACGGTGTCGCAGCTGCAGGAGACTATCAAACAGAAGGATGGTGAAATCGCCAACCTCAAAGGCTCTGCACCTGCCGATGATGACACCGTGGGGAATTTCAACACGTTACCAAACTACAGTTTGGCTAACAAATTGTACAACGCTGTAAAGAATCTTTAATTATGGCAGACACAACAGAACTTCAGGGCGGCGCAGTGAATGTCACTCCGGACTCGCTCAATAAATCATACGTTAAATACCGCAAAGAGCTCATCCTCATTCCACAGAGGGCTCTTTCGCTCATGCTCCCATATGTGACACTACGTCCAGGTATACGTTATAAGGAGGTGATTGGTCAGCTGGATGGTGACGCAGAGCTACGTCCATACAACAAGTTTGCTATCGACCGCAAGGATGTCACCATCGCCGGCCGTGAGCTTCAGACCTACCTCGGTTCGGTGGTCAAGCAGTTTGATCCAAACTCTGTGGTTGAGTCAATTTATGGCTCTGATACCGTTCAGGGTGAGGGACTGAAGGGTGTTCCAATCACTGTGCTTGTGTTCTCATATCTTCTCAAGCAGATTGGTGAGAATCTTTTCAATGCGGTGTTCACCGCTAAGCGCAACGATACTGGCGATAAGACAAAAGACCTCTTCGACGGTTTTCAAACCATTGTCAAAAACGAGATTGCTGACAATCACATCTCGGAGAGCAAGGGTAACCTACATTACTTCGAGAAGATTACGCAGGAGAATGCTATCGACGTGTTCGAGGATTTCATCCTCTCTGCAAACAAAAAACTTTTAGAGCAGCAGGACCTCAATCTACTGTGCTCACCTGCTGCGGAGGTTTACTATAAAATGGCATACCGTGAGCGTTTTGGCTCGCTCAAGTACAACGACAAGTTCGATAAGAACACGCTTGATATCGCGAAAAACGTGAATATTGTGTCGTTGCCAAACGTGCCTGATGACTTCCTGCAGCTCTCGACAAAGAAAAACGTGCAGATTGGTATCTGTACCAACGCAAAGGAGTGTAAGTTCGAGATAAGAGACTCGCTTGTGTCTCACTTCCTGCTCGACTTCGTTGGCACTATGTTCTTTGGAACACAGTATGAGAGCATCTCACCAGAGTTCCTCCACGTTGGCTTGTTGAAAACAAGCACTGGAGGCAGTACTGAAACAGGCGCGGAAACTTCCGGTACAACTCCGGAAACAAAGGGATGATTTTTCTAACCGTTTAATTTTATAAGTTATGAATAAATGTAATGATGTATCCACAATATACGATGACGTACCGTTCTGCCTCGGACAGAAGTCTGTGCCAGGATTGAAACGTTACGTATTCATCGCCAGCAAGCGCGACATCGTGAAGTGGCCGAAGTGGCCTGACATCAATTCGGCAAAGTCGCTTGAGGAACTTGCCGTGCTTGACGGCAATTTTACTCTTGCTGCAGACAAAGTCTGGATTAAGGTGGAGCTTGCGCCAAAGGAAAACGAATTCGTTTCTGAGTCACAGGGCACATGGCCTAATAAAACCTTTAAAAACACTGCGAACTTGGTTGCACCAGGCACGGAGCAGAAGGTTACTGGTCTTGTGAACGCCATTCTCAACGATGAGATTGTGGCGCTTGTACCACAGGCTAATGGCCGTTGCCGCTGTATCGGCAATGAGACATGGTCGCCTGACCTCAATGTAGGACAGAACACAGGAAAGGCAGAGACCGACGCATCACAGACTCCTATTACAATCGAGGGAATTGATTTTGTATCAGCTCCGTTCTATGATGGGGAGATTTTGACCTCAGATGGCGTGTATATGGGTAGCACCTGTATGCCTAAGGCAGATGCAGAGGGCGTTTAGTTAATCTATTATTTTAATTCTTTATTGGGGCATGGGATTCGTCCCGTGCCCTTTAAATTTTTATTTGTTTTATGGATAAGAAACTTACAGAAAAAATGCAGGCGTGGCTCATGAAGCCTGAGCATGACCGTGAGCATATTCGTGAGGGCGCGGAAATGGTGCTGCAGCTCACACGCAACCGCTATTTCTACAACCAGATAATGATGCGCCCCGAGAAAATGGTGTCGCGAGTCGAGTATGAGTTGAAGAAGCATCTCAAATACCGCCTGCAAAATATGACCATTGACGATGTCAAGGTCATGGAGAAGCAGCTTCTCCATGAAGTTACTCCGTTTGTCGCTCCTGATCCTGAAGCTAAAGAGGATGAGCTGCCTGTTTCAACTAAGGATAAAGTCGTGTTCCGGGGCAAGCGCCCAGATCACGACAGTCTGCCTGCCGATATTCAGCAGATGTGGACCGATAATGCTGAGCGTTACAAGCGCATCAAGCAGGTGTACAACACTTGCATGGAGCTGGAGAAAGCATGCGACAGGTATGAGTATGCACAGCAGCTGCAGGAGGCGTGGCGCACTTATCATGCCGTGATGCAGGATTATGACTCATATGTGCCGGCTCCGGTAGACAACAATCCTCCAGCTGAGGACAAGGAGAAGCTTTATAAAAATGCACGTTCTTACATCAGCAAGAACATTGACAAGCTGGAGAATCTGGAGCCGGACAGCGAAGAGGCAAAGGCTTTGGCTGCAAAACTGAAGGAGCGTGTCGGGCTGCTTGTTGAGGGTAAGCAGGTTATCGGTGAGGAACTTGCTGCACGTCTGGTAAAGCTTGAACTGCTTTTTGAGACGGTACAGCTTAGTAATATTGAACCTGATGGCAAGGGGACAAAGGATTGAAACAATGCTCCGGCCGCTTAGCGAGACGGGCATGCAGGCGTATCTCGGCACAGGGCTGCATGTGCTCGGACTGCTCGACTGGATTCTCAGCCAGACAGGTCCGGCACATGTCTATCTGTCGACGTTCTCCACATCGGAGCAATTCCTTAATGGTTTTCTCCGGCTGAGAAAAAAGGGGCTCATCCTGTATGCGGCAATGCTTGCCGACCTGAAGGCGAGTCGTAAGACTGTCAACCTCGCCGGATTGATGCGCTCGTGCTTCGATAACGTCTATCTCTCGCAGAACCACAGCAAAATCATCCTGGTGTTTAACGACACATGGAACATTGCTGTGGTCACCTCCCAAAACCAGACCTACGGCGACCGTGCCGAGGCTACGGTTATATGTACGGACAGACCGTTCTTCAACGATATATACAGGGGATTTTCCTCAATGGTAAACGATAAATCTTACAGGCTTGATGGATTATTCAGCAGAGACACTGAAGAAAATAGAGGAGATGGCATCAGAGATGATGGAACCGTTGGAGGTGGCTGTGCTCCTTGACCTCGATGAGCAAACATTGACCGATGATATTAACACTGTTGGGAGTCCGGCGCGTAGAGCTTACGTGCGCGGACTCTCGTTCACTAACAACCGTCTGCGCAAGCAGCTGCTTGAGCTTGCTGATGCTGGCTCGCCTTCTGCCATAGCGGAATGTAGGCTGCGTATGCAGGCGCTTGATAACATAGTTACTGTATGAGCACACCTGTTGACATAGATGCATACTGCCGGTACCTGCCAATGGCAGATGATGAGCTGATGGAAGTGAAGGGATTCAATCCCTCGATTCTTCCCCGGCTCCATCGTCTGCGTGCTGCTTATAGTTATTGGCTGTCGTACCCGACAAAGCTTGACACTGAGATTGTGCAGTATCTCATGGCAATCGACACTGGGGGGAAAAAGATTAGCAAGATACAGGCATACGATGATCTGCGCATACTGCAGAACATCATAGGCAATATGCAGCGTGCATCGCGCGACTTCTGGCGTTTCCGCATCAACTCTGAGCTTGATGCCGACATCCGGCGTGCACGTGCTGCCGGTGATTTCCGTTCTGTGGCGGCACTTCACAAGGTGCGCGTTCAGAACAACCGTACAGACAAGGATAATGAGGTGGAAATGGAGTACGACAAGATTCCGGTGATGCAGATTGTGTGGACTGGTGACCCTGCCGTGCTCGGCATTGAGGGCGCGAAGTCGGAGGAGGAAACACGGAAGCTGTACCGCAAACTGGATAAAAAGTACCGTAAGCAGGAGATTCAAGACGCGGAATTTGAGGAGATAGACGATGGAAACGGTTAATTATAAGCAATACCTCAATGATGCCCAGGCGCATGCGCTGCTCATGGACCCGAAAAATCTTATCGCGGAACTTGGCCGTGGTACAGGCAAGGGACTGATACAGGCAAAGCGCATGCTGTCGTGCGCTCAACTCATGCCTGGCTCAAGCTGCGGCTTTGTCAGCCCAACCATTAAGAGGTGTCTCACAAACACGCTGCCGTCTATGACAATCCACCTTGAGCGGTGGGGATTCAAGCGTGACGTGCATTACTGCATAGGCAAGCGCCCACCCAAAAAGCTGCACTGGCGTGAACCTGTCATCATGCCAGCCAACTGGGAAAACACCATTTCTTTCTATACTGGAGCCGTCGTGAATATTATATCTCAAGACCGCTCCGGCACATCTAACTCACTCTCACTTGACCACATCATTGTTGACGAGGCCAAGTTCGTTGACTTTGAACAGCTCAAGGATGAGACGTTCCAGGCCAACCGTGGTAATCAGATGTTTTTCGGCAGCTGCCACCTCCATCACGGCATGACCATCACCTCAGATGCGTCCATGACGAAGAAAGGCAGCTGGTTCTACCGCTATGAGAAGGAGCAGGACAAGGAGCTTATACTTGCCATTGAGACCCTTGTCCGCAAGCGGTGGCAAATTCTGCAGCGCATCGACAGGCACCCGGAACGCTCATCGTATTATCGCGCACAGCTGGACGCACTTGACAGACGGTTGTCCGACTACCGCAGCGCATGCACGCTTTATCTCAGATACTCGTCTATTGTAAACCTTGCGGTTCTGGGTGAGGAATACATACGTCGCATGAAGCGCGACCTGCCTTTCCTCACTTTCATGGTCTCCATCATGTGCAAACACGTCAATGTGTCGCTCGATGGTTTCTACAACGCTCTGCGTGAAGAGGTGAACCTATACACGGCTGCCAACCGTGCATACCTTGAGTCGCTTGGCTATGATTTCCAGCGGCTCACCAAACAGGACTGCCGTATGGATGCCGACGTGGAACCAGACAAACCGCTGATAATCGCTTTCGATGCGAATGCCCTTATCAACTGGCTTGTCGTCGGGCAGGTTGGTAAGGACGGCAGGCTGAGAATCCTGAAGTCTTTCTTCACCAAGTATGAAAAGAAACTTCCGGAACTCGTCCAGCTCTTCCTTGAATATTATCATTATCACCGCTGCCATCGTGTCATCTTCTATTATGATGCCACCTTTGTTGGTAATAACTACGCCAGCCATGCCGATGACTTTCATACGCTCATCGAGAAGCAGCTGCGTGCCGCACAGTGGATGGTCATAGCGAAATACATTGGCAGACCTATGGCTCACATTGAGAAAAACCTGCTGATAAATCGAATGCTCAAAGGTCAGGCGCGTCATCAGGTGCTCATCAATCGTGAAAACAACGAGGATTTGCTCATCTCCATACAGTCAGCTGGAGTGCGCAACGGTATGGAAAAGGATAAGAGTGGCGAGAAGCTTGCCGAGACAGAGGAGGACAGGCTTGAGTCGCGCACTGACGGCAGTGATGCGTTCGACACTGTGTGCATCGGTACTGAGCGTTTCCCTGTGGCTGGCATGATCCAGGGCATGAGCAACGACTATTCTTAATAAATGCTTTTTTCTTTTTTAAGCCATTTTGCTATGGGTGGGCGTGGCAGTCGTGAGACTGTTGCGCTCTTTTCGTGTTGTCTATAATCTGCCCGTATTGTCATTGTTGTTTGACTTTGCCGCAACCGCACTTGTAGCTCGTTTTTCTATGACTTGTTTTGATGATCTTTGCTTTTTTATTTGATTGCTGAATCATCGATATGTGTGATACCGTCATGTTCAGTGGTGTCTTAGCTGCTTGTGTTGCCTCGGCAGTGTCTGTGCCCTATCTCTTGGCTTTCTGCCTGTCGGGATGTTGGTAGACGGCTGCCTGTTATTGCCTGCAGTGCGACTGTTGATGGCAATATAAGCGGTATTGACTTGATTTCTTATGCCATAATATTTTTATGTGTCAGACATTTTGCGTGATTCCTTGCACTTTTATTTTTCCTTTGCAAAGTTAAGGCATGCGGCATGCTGCAAGTACCACGATGCTATTTCTTTAAAAAATTTCGGCAGCCTTCCGCATTTGTGCCAAATGTGGTTTTCCTAAATTTTTCTTGAATTCCTTGCATTTTCTTGCCTTCTTCATGCTCACTTTCTGAAAGCAACGTAAAAATTAAAAAAGCGCCAAGGCGCAAAATTCTAAGTCTAACAAATAAAAATTATACAATTATGACATATCAAGTTCAAACATCGTTTATTGAGACTTGCCAACCGGCAAACAATCGCTTTAAGTCAGGCAATTTCTACCAGGCTGTCGTTAATACCGAAGATGGCGAAAGCCATTTTAAAGAGATAGAGGCTAAATCTTATGAAGAGGCAAGCCGGCAGGCTAATGAATATGCAATGACCCTGGTGGGTGACATCACATATGTCGAGTGCTACCCGGTTTAACAGCAATCAATAATTATTAAGTATAACATCAAAACATTTAAAGTCATGGAAAAAAGAGAAATTATCGTATCAGCAGTGAAGTCAAACAACAGTGACAACAACGTGTGGGCAGTAGCCATCACAGGAAATGAGCAGCCCAACGCCTATTGCAAGACTGCCTATAAGGCAATGCGCTTCATGTTCTTGCTTAAAAAACAGACAGGAGTCAGCATTTCTGAGAATAGTCTTACCAGACTCTCAGCGGAAATTGCCCGCCTCAAGGCTCTGCAGGCTGAAGCCGGCAAAGAAAAGGTTGCCGAGGTCACACAGGAGTTTATCGAAACGCACAGTGTTGATAATGTGCTGGCCGACAAGCCTGAAAAGAAATCGGCTAAGCGTAAGACTCGCCGGACTAAGAAGACCGTTGCCACAGCAGCTCCTAACTGAAGGGGCTGCTTTTTGTTTAACCATCTGATTGAGATCACTATGATGAAGTACGCCATTTTCAGCTATATTCCTCAGCGGTTCCTCAAGTGGACCTCTTTCGAGGAGCAGGATGTAAGCCGCATGGTTATCGGCTTTAAAGACGGACGCAACGTCTATACCCGATGGGCTGTAAGACAATTCGGCATGGCTTTGGCGGCTTTAGATCTCACCGACACTGTGATTGTATGTGTACCTGCGAGCACACAGTACTCTCACATTCGTAGATGGAAGCGGTTCTCCCAGCTGCTTTGCAAGCAGACCGGGGCAATCAATGGTTTCAATCACGTATCTGTGATGGGCGACCGCAAACGGGCGCACATCACTGGTGAATACGAACTTGCTACCAACATCAAGCATCTTCTTAAAATCGATGCCGATTTTTTCAGAGGTAAAAGCCTGTTGATTGTCGATGACATCTACACCACCGGGCGTTCTTCCGAAGCTTTCATCAGTGCCATCGAAGCTGCCGGGGCAAACGTCCGTCTGGCTATGTTCCTCGCAAAAACGAGGTTCTTCTATAAGGAATAAGTCAGTTGCCTGACTTATTCTCTTTTCTTGTACCCACCCCAATCCCCTGCGCACCTGAACACTTTGGCTATCGTTCTGTATGCCGTGACGGCATGGCTGCTGCGCTTCTGCGTTGCAGTGGGCATGCGCTCTTGCAGAAGAGTCTTGGCGGCTGTCTGTGAATGTTCGGCTGAAAGACTATGTGCAGGCACATACACTTTCAGCACGTGCCAGGGCAACACGTTCACGGTCAGCCAGACACTTCTGCAAGAGCGCATGCTTGCCACCTCCACTGCGAAGCTTTGGCAACTCACGCCACCACGGCATTCAGTGTCTTTCAGACACAGGTGCTTGCCTTAGACGGTGGTGAAGTCTGCAATGCTTGCAGACATCACGCACCGCAAATATATGCGGCACAATGGAAGTGGGAAACCATCGTGCCTGAAGGCGCAATAATTTCCCATTCCATAGAGCCGCCACCGCGGATGCCGTTTGGCAATTCGCTTTTGAGTTGCCGCCATTGTCACGAGTTGCCAACACCCAAACGACACACTTGCCACAGCCACGGGCAGCTGCATATTCCGCTGCGCAAAGGGGCGGCAATCGCCCTGTGTAGGTAGGGCGGTGGAGGGGGCATTCGCACAAAGGCTACGCCTTTTATTTTCGGGCGCCGCCTAAATCGTTCCAATTTAGGCGGTTACAAGGTAACGACCGTTTAATTTTAACTAAAATTTGCACGATTGCCGTTGAGTTGCTTGTTTTTTTCGACAAATTGCCAAACGTTTTTTGCCAATTTCCCTGTTTTTTATGAGGTTGCCTTTATTTTTTGAATAAAAAAACCACCCTATGGAGGGTGGCGTATTTTGTTTGTTGTTGATGAATAATCTAAACGGTTATTGACATTAATTCTTCAGCAAGCTTTCGTAATCCGCTTGCTATTTTTTTTGTCTGAGCCGGACGAGGCTTGCTTATGCCGGATGCATAATGACTAAGCTGTTTTTGGTTTATGCCGGTTATAGTCTGAAGAGCGGAGAATGAGAATATTCCACGATAATACTCAAGTAATGACTCAACATCAAATTTATAAACTACCTCATAGTCACTATCGAGCAGTGCTGGGTATTCGTCGCCATCCTCTTTGGCGCAAGACACATAGAAGTCAATACTTTCCTGTACTTCGTTCTTAAACTTTTCAAAATCGTCCGAACCGGTGACAATAAACCCTGGAAGCAAATCGCAGTTACAGCAGTATCCTGTCTGTGTGCGAGCCACATTCATTACCAGTTTTTCCATAATAATATATCTATAATTACAATTGATTTGTTGCTCTTTTATTGGGGATTAAAACTTTAAGCCTGATTGCTGCTCAATGCTTTTTAATAGATTTCCCCATACATCTTCACTCTCTGCACCATTGACGGTGACCTTCCCTTTCTTTGTTGGATGCTTGAATTGACGGTGGCTGCCAACCTGGTGCACAAGCACCCAACCATCTTTTTTTAATGCTCGAAGTATTTTTAATGTCTTTACTGTTCTCATTAATTATTATATTTTTTCTGCAAAGATAGTGAATTTACTACTATTATACAAATATTTTTAAAGTTTTAATAGTAATTTTGCTATTATTTATACATTTTTAGTACCTTTGCAACCCAAATGTTAGATTTTATATTATGAAGAAATTTTTATTTATTATGCTGATGGCGCTGGGAGCGGTCACAGCAAAGGCGCAACATGCGCTGGAACCGGGAAAACCGTATGCGGCGTATTGCAATATTGTGGGTTATAACTTCTGGGGATACGGAAAAGTCAAGATAAGGCTTGACTTTGGTGGAAACTGGAAGATGGACTACAGTCTTTTTGACGAGAACAACAAGAAAATCAAGTTCAATTCTATGATGGAGGTGCTTGGCTATATGGGAAAACGCGGATGGACCGTGAAGGGCACTTATTACATTACGGAAGCAAAGGGACAGCATGTGGTGCACTATCTTTTGGAGAAAACAGTTACTGATGACAGTCAGATTACAGAAGGGATGATTGTGCATAAAGATGAGAGTAACAAAAAGGATATAGAAGACATAATGGGAGCTTTTCAGTAACTGAACTGCTCGAAATCATGAAAAAATATGATATGTAGTGCAGAAATTCCCGAAATCTTCCGCAGGTTTCGGGAATATTTTTGTACCTTTGCAGAAAATATTTGATGACTTTAATTAGAGACAATTTTGATTTAAAACCAAGTTTATAGTTTGTGGCTTTTGTCCGTGAGGATTTTAGCCACTTTTCTTTGAAAACATTTGGCGGTCACAATTTTTATTATTACTTTTGCAAGTGGTTTTAGATTAAAATTATCATGAAGAAAATGAATTTTGTCTCGCTTGATTTCGAGACTATGACCCCGGAACTAACCAGTGCGTGTGCCGTGGAACTTGTGAAAGTGGTCGACAATGTTATTGTGCAGAGGTTCTACTCGCTGATTAAGCCGATACCGGATGAAAGGGCAGAGCGGAACACATTTGTACACGGTATCACGGATGAGATGGTGGAGAACGCTCCCACATGGGGTGAGCTGTTCCCACAGGTAGAGAATTTCTTTGAAAGTGGAAAGATTGTGTGCCATAACGCGGCAACGGACGTGAGGGTGCTGGATTGTATTAACGCCCATTACGGCATCAGCCTTGACACCTCCGATGTGACGGACACCTACGTTCTTACGGAGAAATCGCTGGTTGATGCTTGCAAGGAGCATGATATCGACTTTGGGCTGCATCATGATGCGCTGTGTGACGCCACGGCATGCGCCGAGCTTTTGCTGAGTATTCGCGGTGTTTTTAAGCCGGTTTCTGTCAGCTTGAAACCGAAGTACAAGAAGAGCTTTGATAAGAAAGCGCTTGACAGTGAAGTGAAGAAACCGCTGGATGCCGATGAGGTGGAGAACAAGGACACTCCGTTCTTCCAGAAGAAAGTAGTCCTTACTGGTACATTGCGCACTTATCCGGAACGTGCCGTAGTCGCTGCAATGCTGAAGGAATACGGTGCTGATATTAACACAAGCATCTCTAAACTTACAGACATCGTTATTGTCGGTTATGGAGCGGGACCTGCAAAGATGAAGAAAATCGAGAAATTGAATGACCAAGGTTGTGACATTTGGGTGATGTCTGAGAATGATTTTCTCGATATCATGAAACAATATGGTATGAGATGAATCCTTGAATTTGTCGGTTTTCGTTAAAACTATGTTAAATTCGGCGGCATGTTTGCGGGTGTGCCGCCTTTTTCGTACCTTTGCACTCGCTACATTGAACGATGGTAATCCATCCGTCAGGGCGCACGTCAGACGCTCAGCAACATTGCATGGGCATTTTTTATGCCCCATTGCATCCGTATAGCGGCTGCCATTCCGAAAGAAAATAACTGCACTCGGGTGAGTCATCGTTCTTTGTAGCAACGGGATGTGCAGCCGTTTCTCTGTATCTCCGCGCCAGTGCGGTTCACTGGCAGCTACAAAGAACGATGCAATATGCAACAGACAACAATTCGGTTTGACGAGGAACTGCAGGTTCAGCAGCCCGTCGACGTGATGGCACCGGTACGCAATGCGGTGCAAGTGATTAACAGCTGGCTCGACTCGCGCAGTGATTTCTACAGCAGACTGTTCGAGGGCGACATTACCTGGCGCAAGGCTCTGCGCGTGGGTGTGGTTCTGCCGTGCCTTATGGTGACGGTGGTAATCTGCAGTATGGAGGCGCCATTGGTGACAGCCGTCAGCCTTGCCTCCTCGGGGTGGCTGGTGTACAGGCTTAACCAGGGAGAGAAAGGAGGCACAAGATGAATAAGCCAGGAGAAGCATATGATGAGTACTACTTCTGTGAATCAATCTATGAGATGTGCAGTTTGTTCACAACATTTCTTTGCGACATTCACCGGGAGCATGAGGAACTTGTGAGCAGTGAAGAATTGGTGAAGTTCATGAGCTATGCCGTCCATCTGCAGATGGAAGCAGGCAGCCGCATGTTGGCGGAGAAGGAAAAGGAGATTGAAGAGATAAGGAATGGTATAAAACGTTTTAGTGAAGAAAGGGAGAATAACCATGGCAATGAAAATGACTGACGAGCAGAAAGCGGCGGCTGCTGAAATGCTGCTTGAGGCATATTTCGCAACGAGAGTGTCGAAGAAGCCGGAAAGCGGCAGCTTCATCGAGGAGACAAAGTCCTCGTCTGAAATTCGTGATGACTTATCTGACATGTTCTATCTCTCAACTGATGACGTGTCGACATATATGATTATGAAAGGGTTCAGAATCGTAACGGTAGAGGACGGAACACCGCGATGGCTGATGTTCCGGAAGATAGATACAGACCTATAGTTTTTTTGAATACATTTTTTTTTGATGGGGTGTCTGCGCTGTGAAGTGCGGACACCTTTATATTTTGTATTTTTATGTATGCCGTGTCGGTTTTACCTTTGCAGAAAAAAGGTAAATGAGCATCATCAAGAAAAATAGTTTTGCAAATGTCTACTTCTCAGCGCAGCTGCCTGATGTGGAGTTCTCCATCTCGGGCAGCCGCGCAAACGTTGTGGTGAGTGTAGACAGCACCGTGATATACGATGAGGTGCTTGTGCCGCTCAACGGGGGCATCGCTATCACCGACCTTGCAGGGATGGTGGAGCCGTGGGTTGAGCAGGTTCTTGTGGCTAACCTCACAGTCGACATCAGGGAACTGGATAACAACGGCAATCAGACGGCATCGGAAAAGATGTCGACACAGGTGCTCTTCAGCCGTGCTTATATTAACGCCTCGGCTGAAGAGTTTTACAGTGGTTACTTTCTCTCAACGCTTATTGGCACTAAGATAACGGCAATGAAGCGCCTGGAATATCTGCATTATTACGGCACCGACGCTGCTACGGTCACGGCACATTATGATGACGGCAGCTCGCAGACTTTCCCAGGAGTGGCGGTTGCAGGCAACAGCCGGTACACCACCCTCGATGTCTCACCGCAGCGCTTTTTGAAAGCTGGCAGGACGCTGTGCTGCTACACGGTGAGCGTGGGCAGTCGGCAGCAGAGCTACACAGTTGACCATAATGATCCTGACTGTGCGCCTGTGCTGCTCTTTACAAACTCGTTCGGAGTGCAGGAGCTTCTGTATTGTACCGGCACGCATGAGGTGGACCCGAAATATACCAGAAGCAATGCCATCTTTTCCGGCAAGTACAATAATTATGACATCGAGGAGCTGCGCACGTTCAAGGCTGACACGGGCATCATGAACACGGCAATGGCAAACTGGGCTGATGACCTTTTCCGCTCAAGGGAAATCTATATCGTGAATTTCTATAACGGCAATCCGCAGGTGGGCATGGAGATAGCCATCACCGACAGCAACAGCAAAAATGACAACAACGACGAGACACTGCCGCGGTTTACTTTCGACTACCGATATGCGCAGCGCAACCACAATGTGATTGACATAAAACGCGCAGGACGAATATTCGACAACACTTTTGATAACACCTTTAATTGATATGGGAGAGATTTTGAAAGCCATGCACATCAAGGAGGTGCAGCTGGCTATGGATAAGGCTATGGCGGAGGAGTCTCCAGTGAGCATCCGTGCCGTGAAAAGCAACGGCGAATGGGTTGACTACACTGGATGGCTCGTTATCGGAAGCCACTGGCGGGGCGGTAACCACCGGTTGAAAAATCCGCTAAACGGAGAAATCCGCACATTGCCGGACGTGTGCATCAAATATTTTAACGGTAGGAGGATGTATCTATGAGCAAAAAGGAAATAAGACGGGCGGAGTATGACATGGTGGCACTCAAGCGTACTAAGACAAAAGAGGTGTATGGACTGGTGCCGTGCGGAGTGGAGAACTATGCCGGACGTGACGGAGGTGTGTTCGGTGAGTATAGCGACGCTTCGCAAGATTTCAGCGACTTCAGCGATACTGTATCTCCGAAGACGGTTACAATCGACGGCGAAGAGCGCGAGTATGTGCCTTGGGGCGACAGTGACTCAATGCCCTACGACCTGCAGAACCTCATTGGCAAAAACCTCGTGCTCTCGCAGTGCCAGCAGTTCAATATCTATTCGCTTTACTCGCAGGGGGTGCGGTTTGTTGACCGCGACACGATGACAGACACTGACGATGACCGTGTACGTCGGTTTGCGCTGGCGAACTCGCTGCATGAGACTTTCATGGAGCAATGTACGGATATGAAATTCTACGGTTTCACTGTCTCGGTGCTCATTCTCAACCGTGAGGGCACGGAGATTCTGCAAATACGGCATAAAGACGCATGCTTCTGCCGTTTTGAGGTTCCGGACAAAAACGGACGTGTAAACAACATCTTTTACGGCGATTTCCGTAAAGCAGGACTGCAGACGGCAAGGGCATACCCGCTGCTCGACATCTTCAATCCATTGGGTGACCTACGCGTGCGGCTCGGACTTGACCCGTCGCCGGAGGACGGAAAAACGCAGGAGAAGACAAAAGACCGCATGTTTGCCGTGGTGTGCCGCATTCCTACGCCAGGCATGTCGTTCTACCCGCAGCCTTATTACCTCTCGGTGTTCCGTGATGCGTGGTACGACATCTATCACCTCATAGGCATCGGCAAGCGCCATCTTATCCGTAACACGGCAGCTCCACGATGGCAGATAGAGATACACCATGAGTATTGGGACATGATTTGCGACAATGAGGGTATCGTGGATCCTGAGAAGCGTGTGGCACGCAAGAATCAGGAGAAGCGCAACATCAAGGACTTCGTCTGCGGTGTTGAGAACGCAGGCAAGGCGCTCATCAGCGGCTACTATGTTGACCCTAACGGCAAGGAGAACCGCATGGTGAGGGTCATAGACCTTAATGGCGGCAACAAAAAGGAGGGCGGCGACTGGAGCGACGACACCAGCGAGGCGGCAAACACGTTGTGTTTTGCCATGGGCGTGCATCCTAATCTTATAGGGGCAACGCCTGGCAAGAGTCAGATGAACAACTCGGGTAGCGACAAGCGTGAGCTTTTCACACTGAAGCAGGCGATGGAGAAACCGGCACACGACATAATGCTGAAGCCCTATCACGTAATACTTCACTTCAACAAATGGGATGACAAGCTGACAGTGACAGTGCCGATGATGATGCTCACCACGCTCGATGAGCATCAGGACGCAAAACAAGTTAATACTACAAACGATGGAGATAAGTAGAGAAGAGTTTGAGCATGTGCTGCCAGTGGCGGCATCGGCTTATGATGAGGTGTTCGACAAGGTGTCGGCACACTTCGAGCGCTCTGAGAGCTTTGTCTTGACTAAGTTCTTTGATGGCGAAGAGGATAAGTTTCTCGACAACGAAAAAACGATGAAGCTGCTGAAGGTGTGTGTCATTCTGCATGCCTTTCTGGCGGTATTCCGCCAGCTTGACCTCGTGCTCACCCCTACGGGCTTCGGGGTTGTGGGCAACGACACAATGACTCCGGCAAGCAAGCAGCGTGTCGACGCTCTCATTTCGAGTGTCCTGTGGCAGATGCAGGATGCTGAGTCTGCCCTGCTGCAGCATCTTGTGCATGTCGAAGGGTGGGGCGACACTCTTGCCGCAAAGCAAAACATCGTTTCCCTGGTGTACTGCCAGCGTGTGCTCTGTCAGCTCATGCGCAAGGACACACATGACCCAAACTATTGGACAGACTGTCTGCAGGCTATCCGGGAGGTTGACGATAAAATCGTTGCTCTCATATCAGCCGGGCAATACGAAGCAATGCTTGACCATGTGCGTAAAGGCACGCTGAAGGGTGAGATGCTGGAGGCGTATGCCTTCGCTCTCAAAGCGTTCGGTTTCCATATCCTCGCAAACCATGACAGGGAGCGTCAGGCATACAGGTCACTGATAGATTATCTTGATACGCACCCGGAGGCATTTCATAGTTATCACTCTTCACGCGAATATGCAGCTATACATTATGAACACGAACAAAACACTCCTAACTCACCTGCCTTCTTTTTCGGATGACGGCATTCGGCTGCATGCGCCGCGCTCATGGGATGAGCTTACGCAGGAGCAGCTGCGCTATGTCTTTCAGCTCATGGTGCTGCATGACGGTGACCGTGATGCCGTGAAGACATATATGTTGTTCCGTTTCTGCGGTTTCAGCAAGATTGCGCAGCGCACACGGATAACTGAGAATGGTCCCGTGTGCCTGTGGGAGTGCCGTTTTGTGAAGCTGAAGGGTGTGTTTTACATATCATCGTGGCAGGTGCAGGCTCTCATCGGGCAGCTTGCCTATGTCGACAATCCGGAGGAATGCTCTGTCAGGCTGGATGACATTGCCGGACTCAGGGCGGTCGACAAGCTGCTGCACGGGGTGAGCTTTTTCAACTACCTTGAGTGCGAGAAGTACTATCAGATGGCAATCGCAACGCAGGAACCGCGTTGGGCTGATGCGCTTGCGAGAAGACTGTATCGCACAGAGGACGGAGAAATGGCACAGACCTTGGTTCTCGATGATGGTGAACGCCTTGGCACCTTGATGTGGTTCGGACATGTCAAGAGTGTCATGGCGCTTCACTTCAAACACTTTTTCCGCAAGGTTGAAGGCACTGGTGACAAGACTCTCACCGGCTCGGCCTTCCTTGAGGCGATGAACGCGCAGGTGAGGGCTCTAACCGATGGCGATGTCACAAAAGAGCAGCAGGTGTTTGACACCGACTGCTGGCGTGCCCTCACGGAGCTTGACCAGAAGGCGCGTGAGGCTGAGGAGTACAGAAAACTGAAAAACAAAAAATAATGGCTATGGAAAAGAAATTTGATGCTATGCAATATTTCTCCGGCATCGGCAAGCAAAACAGGCTGGCGAAACAGAATAAGTTTCATGTTGGCTTTTGTTCCGGCATCGAGGGGCTGCAGGATGCACTTGGCGGTTTCCAGACTCACAAGAACTTCTTTCTTGTCGATGACACAACCGACGGACGGCTGCACTCAGGGGGCAACGGGCATTTTCAAAAGCGTGTGTACACCGTTTTCATCATTGCCGGCTACAGGTTCAGCGACATGGCCGACCGTGAGCGGGCACTGGATATGTGCCGCGAGATTGCCCGTCAGGTGGCAAGCAAGCTGCTCAATGATTACTATTATGAGAAATACGAGGGTATTGAGTTTCTTGACATCAACTCCATTATGACCCGTGAACTGGGTCGCTACTCCATCAATGGCGGCACAGGCATGTACTTCATGGTGGGTAACGACGAACCTATAAATCTTGTGTACAATGCAGCAGAGTGGGACGAAGATGACGCAGGAGGAGCTGCGCAAGTTTGAGCAGGGGTGGGCTGACATGCTCGTTGACATACTGCATGAGCGTATTCAGATGCTTCGCATACGAGACACTGGCGCACTCTATGGCAGTGTGCGTAAGAGGCGTGTCACAGACCGTACCATCGAGCACCAGTTCCTTCTGTACGGCATCTATGTTGCCAACGGTACGGGCAACGGCTACAGGCGTGACAATGGCGGCGACCTCGAAATCCTTGATAAGGACTATCGCAAAAAGCACGGTCTGAAGAAGAAACGCCAGGCTCGCGACTGGTTCTTCAACCGTTACCACTACAGTATTCACCGCCTTAACGAAAAAGAGGCCGCCTTCTACGGAGAGCAATATAAGGGGATGGTGAAAGAATATCTTGAGACAATGGCGCATGTGTAATTTGTAGTTTTTAGATATAAGGTAAAAATGTATTTTTGCATAAAATAAAAATTGACGTGGCAGACCAAGCACTATATAATCAGCTTAAACAGATGTTCGAGGGCATCCGCGATGAACGCAGGATGTATTCAAACACAGCAACGAGGATAGGCAATGCCTTTCTCGCGCTGCTGATGTATCTTTCTTCTAAAGACGGTGATTTCCTCAGGAAAGACCGCGAAGACGCAACTAATTTTCTGATAAAGTTTCTCGCCGGGCTGGAGGTTGGACAATACAAGAGCGGTGTCAGCGGTGCCAGTATAGATTCTGCCGGCAATGCCGAGCTGGGCGAACTTGTGACGCGTCTGAAAGCAAAGCTTGGCGAGCTTGAGGTTGGACAATACAAGAGCGGTGTCAGCGGTGCCAGTATAGATTCTGCCGGCAATGCCGAGCTGGGCGAACTTGTGACGCGCCTGAAAGCAAAGCTTGGCGAGCTTGAGGTTGCAGGTGCATCCGAGTTCCGCGGCAACCTGTCGAGCGAGAACTTTGTCTCCGGCTTCGTTGGCGGCAGGGGCTGGTCCATCTTCCGGCGCGAGGTGCTGAATGCCCTTGGCGTGCCGGAGCCGAAATACACTGGAGAGTTCGACGACATAGTGGTCCGCGGCGCAATGCGCGTGTTCAGTATGATAATATCCCAGCTGCTCGGCGAGAACGACAACCGCATTTTCACGGGGATGATGGAGGTCGACCACTACGACCCCGTGACCGGGCGCGTCTATCTCCAGACGCATGACGGCAAGCTATACAACCCTTTCCGCAAGGACGACTATATAATGGTACAGCAGTACAACGGCATGCCGTCGGAGACAAACCGGCATTATATCACGAAGCATTACGAGCTGATAGTGACCGCTGCCGGCTGCGGCGATCAGAGTGACGGCGAGAACCGCCTTGACTGGGTCGAGTTCCGCAACTTCGTCTCGGCAGACGGCAGGGCTGCGGCTGACGTCATCTCCAAGGGCGACACCTTCACGCGTGTCGACAACGCCACCGACGCCGACCGCAAGGGACTGATCCAGATCATCACCGTCGGCACCGCCACCCCTTACATGGATGTCGTGTACGGCATGAAGACCGACCCGGACAATTCCCTGAAGGGGCGGCTCGGCAACCTGCAGGGCATCCGTCACCACCTTTTCGGATGGCTCGACGGCTTCGGCGAGCTGCTCACCAACCTGTATGCGGTCGGCGACTTCCGTCTGCGCCGCACCGGCGAGAGCGTCGACGCAAAGATAGAGATGCTGAGGGCGATGTTCGCTACCCGCTACAGTGACCTGCGCTATGAGCTGACCGACGCGGACAACTACCTGTATAACGCCACCTTCGACGAGACGATGGACGGCTGGAGCGTGCAGGATGACGGCAGAATTATCACCTCCAACGGCGAGGCTCTGCTGATTAACGGCAACACCTACATCGCCGACGGGCGCATTGCCGGCGTCGAGCAGCTTGACGGCCGCAACGTGCTGCACATTAAGAAAAGCTCCATCCGGCAGGCAAACGCCCTGATCCGCAAGCCGGGCACGCACAAAGAATATGTGCTGCCTACTTCGGACACCACAGACCAGTACACTGAGGTTAAAGACCCCCTGTATATGAGCGTGCGTTTCCTCGCCGTGACCGACGGCACGCTTACCGCCGGCATGAGCGGCTCGACATCTGCTCCCGGTTCCCTCCCCGCGCCTGCAACGGTTGCCGTCACCGCATCGACTGAATGGCAGGAGCTTCAGTGGCAGGGCACATGGGACGGCAAGGGCGATTTCATCCTGCAATACACCGGCGACATGTATGTGTCGCTACTGTCACTCACCGACCGGGCTCTTGACGACTTTAGAAAAGAGGTGTCGACACAAATCATACAGACGGCATCGAACATCCGTCTGCTCGGCACAAACATTAACAACCTGCGGGGTACGGTAACCCAGCTCGGCATAGAGCTTGACGCGGCCAGAGAGCAAATCCGCATCTACGCCGACAAGTACGACGAGCTCAACGGTACAGTAACTAACCTCGGTGTCAGGCTTGACGCCGCCGAGGGTCAGATAAGCATCTACGCCGACAAGTACGACAGACTGAACAATACAGTGACTAACCTCGGTGTCAGGCTTGACGCCGCCGAGGGCAGCATCACCAACTACGCCGTTAGAATCAGCAACAACGAGAGCGCCATCTCCGCCCTGCGTATCAAGACCGACTCCATCAGCTCCGCCGTCACCGGCGTGCAGGGCGACCTCGCCACCGCCAGGAGCCGCATTGAGGCTGTCGCCGCCATTGCCGGCGAGGCGGCATTGGGCGAGTACTACTATCAGGAGAACAATCCGTGGTCCGGTTGGGACAGCGGCACGGGATGGCGCCACATCGGATGCAAGTGGAAGGCTAAGGTAAGCGGCACGCCCTACCTTGCCGCAACGCCGGGCGGCGGAACAGAAAGCCGGACAACCGGTGCCGGACGGCTGTACCGATACCTTGGCGGCAGCACAGGCAACCTGAATGTATGGGAAGAGATAAACGAGGCTGCCGCATCGGTCAGCTACATCGTTCAGACGAAAGACCACATTTCTGCCGTCGTTGCCAACTTTGACGCCGCCGGCAACGTGACTGCGGCCAGCGGCATCGCCACAACGGCTGAGGGAAACAGACTGTGGGCGGGCAAGTCATCCTTTGACAGCCTCTCCAACGTGGTAGGCACCCATACCACGCAGATACAGAACAACGCATCGGCTATAGCGTTACGCGCAACGACCTCCACCGTGGATGCCCTCAGCGGTCGCGTTAGCGTCGCCGAGGCAAACATCGACGTCATGTCAACGCAAATCAGCCTGCGGGTTGAAAAAGACGGCATAATCTCCGCCATCAACCAGTCTGCTGAGGAAGTTAAAATACTCGCATCAAAAATCAAGCTGGAGGGATATACTACTATCAACAACTCGTTCAGCGTCGACGTTGACGGGACAACCCGCATCGGCGGTTTTAAGGTAAGCGGCAACGGGCTCACGAACGGTCCCGACTTCGACAACGACGCCTACGTGACATTCCGCAACGACGCGCACAAGTGCTTCGCCGGCATCGGCGGCAACATTCTGCCGTCGGCATCAGGTGCTCGAGGCGTAGCGCGCTTTGAAAATTTCGACGATTCGGGCTGGTGGGGATATGACCACAACTTTGCAGTTATTATCGGAGCGAAAGGATCTGTTGACAATACCGCAATTGCCGTCAGCGGCGGTCATATCAGCGGGTTGGCGCTAAAAACGCTGACTGTCGGACATGACAGTGTGACAAGTGCAAGCGTTCCTGCAAAATTAGCCGACGTGAGAATAGGCCGTGACGTTAACAGTGTATATGCGTCAACACAATTCTACTGGCGTGCGAACAGTGCAAACAGCTACGAGTCTAAGACGCGTGAGATAAACCTGATATTGCCCGACATGGAACCGTACGACGACGGACACATGATTTTTTTCAAGCGCGGGGACAACAACGGCAATGACGTGTATATATATCCAGGGTTGAGCACACGAAGGGAATTCAACGCGGTCACGCAGACATATGTAGATAAAAAAGGTTATACTTATATAGTATTTGATAATGAAAGCCACGCTACACGCATAAGCCCGTTAAAGCTTGACAGCTGCGGTGATGCGATGTGTCTGATATATCACAGCAAGCTGCAAGTGACGGTTAACAATGTAACGTATTACGGTGCGTGGCTTCAACATAAATTTCCGAGAACGTGGTAACAATGAATATAAAAACGTAAGATTATGAAAGTAGATTTTAGCAGGTCCTTTACGGACGGACAGGGAAACCCTGTAACAGTCAACGGCAAAACTCAGGTAATCGGCGGGCAGCTGTGCCTGACCCTTTTCAACCTGACACACGTACACGGCAGCCCGGCAACCCCGGAGCAGAAGTACACGGCATACACGCTCTGCAGGCGCATACAGGCTGATGCCGCAAATGTGGAGCTCACCACCGAGGAGGGCACCTTCCTCAAGGACATTGCCTCCGAGGCGTTCAGCGCCGGCGCCTACGGTCAGGTCGTCGACATCATCGAGAACAACTAATTATAAGTTTAACAAATTACACCGAAAAGATTATGGAAAAGAAAACAGAAAACTCAACCGTCAGCTACGCCCCCGAGCACATCACTGAGGCAGTAGAGATCAACTTCACGAAAATCACGACCAGGAACAAGGTTATGGTCACTGGCTCCATCCGCAAGGCGGGCTCCGAGGTTGGCGCCGTCAGCTTAGAGAGCGGCGCCGGTGACAGTCTCATCACCTCTATCAAGCCTTACTCCGCGCTTACGGGCGACGAGATTGCCGCAGTGCACTCCGCCATCCCCGGCTGTATATCCGAAATCCTCAACGACTGACCTGCACGCCCATGGGACAGATACAGACATCCCAGCTTGAGCTTGAGGCACTGTGCGCCCAGCTTGCGCCGGTGTTCCTGGACTACCTGCGCGCCCACGGCACGGCAGTCGACCGCATCGAGGTTGCCACGAGCCTTGACGGCATCACGTCGCTGCCTGCGCGTTACTCTCTCGGCGGCGTTGAGAAAAACGTGCTCGCCCCGCTCGACCTTCTCACCAGGGGCGTCGACATCCAGCTTGACGCCTGCGTGCAGGCGACTGCAAAGGCAAACACTGCCGCCGACGGTGCCAATGCCGCCGCCAAGCGCGTGACCGATGCAATAACCGACATCAGCGCCGAAAAAGCCGCGGCACAGGCAGCGGCAGCACAGGCAAACGCCGCTGCGACCCGTGCCGACACCTCCCGTCAGCAGCTTGAGGCAAACGAGCGCGCTCGGCAGTCCGCCGAGCAGACCCGCCAGAATAATGAGTCCGCACGGCAAGCCGCCGAGCAGACCCGCCAGAGTCAGGAGACTACGCGTCAGTCAAATGAAACCAAGCGGCAGACCGACGTGGCAGCCAAGATCGCCGAGCTCAACGCCACGAAGGGCAACGCCGAGGCAGCAGCCCTTGCCGCCAGCCGTGCCGCCGCCACAGCCAATGCCGAGGCGCAGAACCTCGGCACGCTGAAGTCCGAGACGCAGAATGCCGGAGCATCAGCGAGCGCTGCTGCGCAGACGGCAGAGGAAAAGATAGTCGAGCTCGAAGCCCTGCTCAAGTCAATCTCCTCCGAGTCTGCCGCCGCCCCGGCAGTCCTCATGGTTGAAGCCCCTGCGACAATCTCAACAAAGAACAAGGCGGCGCAGCGCATCACTGCAAGACTGCTGCCCGGCTATGTGATGCAGAACATCCTCTATCAGATTGCAGGCGGCGACAGTCTGAAGGTGAATCCGTCCGGACAGCTTACAGTAGCCGGCACCGGCACCACCACCTTCTACGTCATACCTCCGGGCAACACGGAGCTGTGGCAGAGTGTGAGCGTCACGGTGCGCCAGCCACGTATGCGCCTGACCTCTACGGGCAGAATCCGGCGCTCCACAAGAATGAGAATAATATAAAATCAACCAATTAAAACGGAAACATCATGGCATTAACATCACAACAAGAGGCAGATTTGCTTGCAATGCTCGCGGCATATCAAAACGGCGAGCAGATAGACGACCTTCCTGCAGCGTCCACCGACGCAACAGACAAAAAGATTGAGGTGTTTGACATAAAGACGGGTGCAAGCCAGTCGATGGACCTCACCGCCGCCGTCGACCTTGCCAACGCCCCCTATTGCGGGCGCGTGTGGCGCACCGACCTCGCCACCCCCACTGCGGCGACCTACTGCGGCAGTCTTGAGATGCTGAAGAACCTCAAGGACGTGCTGGGGCTGGGCGCGTATCTCGTCAAGAACGACCACAGCCGGCGCAAGCTCGACCCTACGAACCATTACCGCTTTGCCAACGGCGAGACCGCCAAGTTAGACGGCACGATGGGACACTACCAGTGGGGCTGGGGCAAGCCTTTTTTTTACGCACACTGGTATCAGGGCAACCTCGAATTTGAGGCGGTGAGCCTTTACCCGATAAAGGGTCAGTACAACTACCGCATTCCCGTCGGCTCCATCAGCGCAACAGGTCTTGCCGCCTTGGACCGCACGACCGACACGCTCGTCAGCTACATCAACGATGACGTGCGCTACCGCGGCGGCAACAACACCGCATCATGGGACGGCACCAGCCGCTCCCTGCTCGGGCGCTGCGCCACCAACCGCACGACCGACCAGTTCAAGGCCGCCGCCCACAAAAACGGCGCCGGGTGGCTTGCCGGCACCATGCGCGGTGCGGCAGTAGTAAAGATACTTGTTGAGATTGTCATGGGCACGCGCCACGTGCAGGCAGCCTTTAACGCCAACAAGGATGCCAACGGCCTGTACCAGGGCGGTTTCGGCGCAGGTGTCACGACGTTCAGCAACTGGGGCAACTACAACGGCTATAATCCCATCCTGCACATGAGCGCCGGCGTGGAGCTTGCCGACAGTCTCGGCATAGCCGCCCACAACGTCCTCAACGACGACGGCACGACCGCCTATGTTGCCAACGTCCCGGTTTTCTTCGGTCTCAAAAACTTCTTCGGCTACATCTGGCGCGTCAGCGAGGACGAGCTCGCGGAGGCGAATGCCGACAAGACGATGCGCCACTGGGCTACGCCGTCGATTTACGGCACCTACACCTACGGCTCCACCACTGGCATGAAGCTGCTTTCCGGCTCGTCTGCACCTTCCGGTGCATCATACATTGTCAAGATGAGCTATGACAATCTTGAGATGTGGCCGACACAGACCGGCGGCAGCGAAACGACAGGTCATTGCGACTTTTTCTGGAATCAGAGTAATATTACTTCTGGCTTCCGTGCTGTCTTCCGCGGTGCCGGCGCCTACTACGGTGGCTATGCTGGCTGTGGTGCGGTCCATGTGAACGCTGCTGTCACGCATGCCTCTGCGTGCATCGGCTCGCCCCTCTGCGAGTTCGCAGAGGAGTTCCCCCTGGTGCCGGAGTATTACACAGCTGCCTGAGGTGGGCAATGAGTACCGGGTGGGCATGGTGTCCGTGGTAAACGCCGTAGGCAAAGCACCCGGCGACCGCAGGGAGCCCCAGTGTCGGTCGCAGACCGACACTCGTGCCCGCAGGGGTATAATTGTTCTTTGACATGATTTCCATATTATATCGGTTTTCTAATAAAAAACATTAAATTCACGGCATGAGCGGCTCAAATCCGCAGGAAAATCATTACTTTTGTATCTGATTTTCAAATCAGGGCCGCCGTCGCTCATGGGCCGGTTCTGGCTTCCGTGCTGTCTTCCGCGGTGCCAACGCCAACAACGGTGGCAATGCTGGCTGTGGTGCGGTCAATGTGAACGATGCTGTCACGAATGCCAATGCGAACATCGGCTCGCCCCTCAACAATGCGAGATTAACCTGAGCGACGGAGCCTCACCCCACGGTGAAAAATAAACGAAAGGCGGGCAGTGCCGGTAGACGGGAGCAATCCCGGCCGACGGCAACGAAGCCGGAAGAATTGCAGATATACTGCATTCGCAATGACACTTAGACACCTACGACACAACAGACACATCAGACACCGACATGAAACGCAGAGGGTACATATCTCCCCGCATTGAGACGAGGGAGAACTATGAGGCGGCATTCCGGGGCTTTGCCAAGGGCAAGGAGCACCGCGACAACGTGCGTCGGTTCGCGGCAGACCTCGAAGCCAACCTCATGGAGCTGCTCGCTGAGTACCGCGACAGTACGGGGCACACCTCCGAATATCAGGACGAGGAGATATTCGAGCCCAAGCGGCGCACAGTCAGCAAGCTGCCCGTGCGCGACCATGTCCGTCAGTGGGCGCCGCTGCTCCAGACAGAGCGCCTTTTTACCGACACCTTCATCCGCCGCTCCTGCTCCTGCGTAAAGGGGCGCGGCACGCATGACTTCGTAAACCTCCTGCGCAGGGAGCTCTATGCCGACCCGGTCGGTACATGGTATTTCGTCCAGCTCGACGCACACCATTTCTTCCTCAGCATCGCCCATTTTCTCCTGAAGGACAGGATTAGGACCAAGATTAAGGACCCCAAGCTGCTGCGGTTCCTCGACGAGTTCATCGACAGCTACCGCCAGGGGCTGCCGCTCGGTGTCAAGCTGTCCCAGATTCTTGCAAACTTCTTTCTCGCCAAGTTCGACCATGATGCAGTCAATGTGTTCGGCATCGCCGATGACCCAGAGAAGCTGGCCTACTGGTGTAACCGGTATGTCACCGACAGCCTGCTGACCTGCCGGACAGAGGCGGAAGCCGACGAGCTGAGCAAGGGCGTTGCATACATGGCTGCCAAGTTCGACCGCTATATCCGCGAGCCGCTCAACTACCAGCGCTTTGCGGACAACATCGTCATCCTGCACGGCGACAAGGTATTCCTGCATCTGATAACCGAGATTAGCATTATGATACTCGCAAGGGACTATCTCATAGAGGTAAACAAAAGCTGGAATGTGCGCCCGGTCTGGAGCGGCGGCATCGACGTGTGTGGATATGTGTCGTACCATACACACAGGGCACTGCGCAAGCGCAACAAAAAAGCCCTGTGCCGTCAGGTGGCGAAGTGCAAGAGAAAGGGCATGAGCCCTGAGGAGACGCGGCTAAAATGCGCCAGCCGCATAGGGTTCGCCACCCACGCAAATGCTAATAATTTATTAAGAAAACTCGATATAGACATGGAAAAAAGACTTGGTAAAGTAATCAAGACCCGTCGCGCAAATATACCTTTCAGCGGTATGCGCTACGACCAGAAACGCCAGTTTTCGGAGCTCGTATGCAAGAGTGCGGAGGACGAGGACAAGTACAAGATAATGCTGCTCGACTATGCGATAGAGGACAGCAAGGTTGAGACGGAGGAATACCTCGCGGAGGTCACCGGCTGCGACGGCGTGGTGCGGCAGGAGCGCCACACCCGCCCAAGAAAATGCCTCGTAATACGATACAAGCGCATCCTGCAGACTACGGTGCAGACCACGGTCGACGGCGAGGAACAGGAAATCTACACCTTCGAGAAGGAGAAGGACAAGGACGGCAAGCCGACGGGGCGCGACGCCGAGTATTACGCCTACACCGGCTCCACGGTCATGATCGACCAGGCAGGCAACGACTTCACCAAAGACGACCTCCCTTGTCCGACTGTGATAATGGAGCAGACAAACAAGATGAACAAGAAATTTTATAAATTTACGTAAATATGTACAGAAAAATCTATACCGAGCCAAAGACGCTCGTAAAGTACGATGACAGCCACTATTTAGTATATCTGAATGAGGAGATTGTAAATGACTATGTGCCTGACACATCAATGGGTGAGCCGGCACAGCCAACCACCGGCTATGCCTATACGGGCACGCAGCCTGACGGCGGCACGCTAATCGTGTCAGCAGATGCGAGCCGCGACAATCTGGTTAACGGCATCATACGCAGCCGCTACTCTCAGACTGAGGAGGATGCCATAAAGACGCATCAGATCGAACTGCTTAAAGCCGGCTCTCATGCCAAGAGTGAGAGCTACAATGCCGAGTGGGAGACGTTCAACACCTTCAGAGCTTCTGCCATCGCGACCGTCGACCGCTGGCTGACAGCTTAGCTATTTCCCTTCTATATTATATGTACTGCCGTTCCTTTCCGGAACGGCAGTGTATTTTTATATCTGTAATATTAGTGTTACTTTTGCATCATTATTAGTATGTAACACTTATGAGTTTAGATTTAACAGGAATAGATTTAACAGGCAACACAGGCACCAGGGCTCTGTCATCAGCACTGCTGGGCTCCGAGATGGTGACTATTATCTATGACGCGCGGTGGATGCTGCTGCTTATCATTATATGTGTAGTGGGTGATTTTCGCTATGGCTGGGGCGAGAGTTCCAAACGTTATGCGCAGGCTCTGACCGCAGATGATAAGCTGGGCATGGCTCAATATAAGTGGCGCACGTCAAGGGCGGTGCGCAGAACTGTCAACAAGCTCATCGACTACCTTATATGGGTGGCTATCGGTATGTTTGCCGGTATGGCTATTCTTGAACCGCTTGGCGTGAATCACATGGTAGGCGGTGTTGCTGCTACATCAATCGCTGTAATGTGCGAGGCAAAAAGCTTTTTCGGACACTTCTTCTACCTTCACGGCGTAGTGGTTGAGAAAAAGACGATGGTCGGTTTTTGCAAAGCGGTATGCGTGGCATGGACAAGACGTAAGAACCCGGTGCTTGGCGACGCTTTAAACGAGGTGCTTAACAATAAAAACGAATAATATGACACAGTACAAATCATCTGATATGTTAATCTATGCCCTCAAGCAGTTTGAGGGGCTGCGCCTCAAGGCGTACAAGGCGGTCAAGACCGAGAGATACTACACCATCGGCTACGGCCACTATGGCAGTGACGTAATGCCGGGGACGGTCATCACTGAGTCTGAGGCGGAGCGGCTGCTGCGCCTTGACCTGCATAAAGCAGAGCAATACGTTAACAGCCTCGGTGTGTGCAGGACGCAGGGGCAGTATGATGCGCTGGTTGACTTTTCTTTTAATTGCGGCATCAGCGCACTTGCCAAGAGCACGCTGCTCAAAAAAATCAGAGCTGGGGCGAAGACCACCGACATTCAGGCGGAGTTCCGGAGGTGGAACAAGTCGGGCGGAAAGGTGCTGCCGGGACTGACTAAACGCAGAGAATGGGAGGCAAGGCGATGGGCAGAGTGATATTGCTTTTCCTTGCAGTCCTATTTATGATAGCTGGCTGCAAGAACACGGAGTATGTGAACGTTGAGAGGACCACGACCGACACATTATATAAAAATAAAGTGCGAGTTGACAGTGTCGTGAAGTTCGACAGCATCACGACCATAATAAAGGGCGATACTGTATTCCGTGACCGCTGGCACACGCTGCACGTATATCATACAGAGGTCGACACTGTGTACCGTATTAAGTACGTCAAGGAGCCGCAGCCCTACCCGGTGACTAAGACCGTCGAGGTTAACAAGCTGTACTGGTGGCAGAATCTGCTCATGTGGGCTGGCAGCCTGTTTTCTGTTATATGTATAATATATGGCATAATCAACGCTTACAGGCTACGCAATCATAAATCATAGCACTTTGTGTAATTCATTGGGTTAGTTTTTTATAGGTTGTTTTGGCGGCTGTCCGGGAGGATAGCCGCCTGTTTTATTAATACTCAGTCTAAATAACCATGCTTTCCCGCGGATTTCCTTGCAAATGTCAGAAATGTTTTGTATATTTGCAGAAAAGAAAGGAACAAGACTATGGTATTTTGGGCTGTAGGAACATTTTATCTTTTGTTATTGTTATTTGCTGTCATCCGTGGAGGACTTAGTGGTGGCGGCTCTTCTTCTCATTGCAGCCCAGTGAGAAAGCCTTTGAGTTGGGAGGCGGTCGAGGCAAACGACAAGGCCATACAGAAAGCTATGGAGGGAATTGAGCTGCCAGCCGGGAGGAGGATAAAAGATGCCCTTTATCTGAGAAATGAACATGAATTCTTGGTTGAAATAGAATGGAATGAGGATGGCGAAAAGTTCGTAAAATATATAAAGGCTGATTCTGTAGGGGATATGGAGAAAAAGATTAAAGACCTGACAAAGCTCTTGTCGTATTTTTAGTTATAAATATAAGGTGTTACTTTTGCAAATAAAAAGTAACACCTTATATTATTATGGCAAAGGAACAAGAGATAATTACCAAAATCTTTCTCAACGATGAGCAGGCGAAAGACAAGCTCAAGGATTTGGAGAGAAAAATGGAGGAGTTGCGCAAAAAACGCGACCAGGCATTCAACATGGGAAAGATGGATAGCGTTAAGGACCTCAATAAAGAGCTGGAAAAAACGAAGAAGGAAATGAGTAATATCCAAATCTCCGGCACCAAGATTAACCACACGCTTGAGAATCTTTCCACGGCATCAGTAAAGGAGCTGAGAAGAAACATCACGGTCATTAACAATGAGTTGAAAAGCGGACGGGTGAAAAGAGGCAGTGAGGATTGGAAAGTGCTAAACGGGCAGCTGAAGAAATGCAAGGAAGAGCTTCAGAAGATAAACATGGAGTCAAAGGCTGCTGTCGACGGCAGGTCTTTTCTTAGTAAGACTGCGGATTTTATGAATAAAAACTGGGGTGCAATAACTCAGGGTATTGCGGGATTCGCCACCGTGACACAGCTTGTGCGCAGCACTATCAAGTCATTCGCCGACATGCAGCAGGAAATGGCTAATGTTCGAAAATATACGGGGCAGACAGCCGAGGAGATTGAACACATGAATGAGGTGTTCAAGCAGATGGACACCCGTACCAGCCGCGAGGAACTGAATCAACTCGCAGGTTCTGCCGGCCGCCTTGGCATCACCGCAGAAAAAGACATCCTGGCATTCGTCGACGCTGCCGACAAGATAAACGTTGCCCTGGGCGATGACCTCGGTGAGGGAGCGGTGGACAATGTCGGCAAATTAGCGATGGCTTTTGGTGAGGATGACCGCATGGGACTGCGGGGCGCGATGCTTGCCACTGGCTCTGCTATTAACGAGTTGGCGCAGAACTCCTCAGCACAAGCAGGCTACCTCGTAGATTTCACTGCACGGCTCGCCGGTGTGGGCGTGCAGGCGAAAATGAGCCAGGCGCAAATTATGGGCTGGGGCTCTGTGCTCGACGAAAATATGCAGAAGGAGGAGATGGCGGCGACCGCCCTTTCGCAGATTATCACGACCATGGCCACCGACAGCAGCAAGATGGCAAAGGTGGCTGGGCTTGACGTGAAGAAGTTCGCCGACCTCATTAAGACTGATATGAATGCTGCTCTCATGCAGTTCTTTGAGGCGATGAACAAGCAGGGCGGTTTCACTGCTCTTGCGCCCATGTTCGCCGACATGGGGCTTGACGGTACCCGCGCCACATCGGTTCTTGCTGTCCTTGCCAACAAAATCAACGATGTGCGCAAGAACCAGGAGCTTGCCAACAACGCTTACCAGCAGGGCACTTCGGTAATCAGTGAGTTCAACGTGCAGAACACAACCGTGCAGGCAGGACTCGACAAGGCTAAGAAAAAGTTCAACGACCTGTGTGTGGAACTTGGCGAGCGACTGGAGCCGATAGGCAAATACACCATTTCAACGATGAGCATGGGAATAAAGGTGCTCAATGAGCTTGTCAAGTTTACCACTGAGCATTGGAGACTGCTGATTTCTCTCGCTGTTACCATCACCGCCATCACGGCAGCATATAAGGCAAAAACCATTGCAACGCTGGCAGACTCTGCCGCAACTAAATTACACAATGCTGTTTTGGCTGTTGGAAATTCACTTGCTAAAGCACAGGTGGCAATAATAGGCACATTGAAGGTTGCTTATGCATTGCTGACCGGCAACATCACTAAGGCATCAGCTGCCATCAAGGCTATGAATGTTGCCCTCAAAGCCAATCCTTATGGGATATTGCTCACTGTGCTTACTGCCGTGGTAAGCGGTGTGATAGCCGTCACCATGGCATTCAAGAAAAACAAGGAGGAGCTTCAGCGTCTTAAGGACGAGATGAACGCAAGCAAAAAAGCAGCCAAAGAATGGGGTGAGATTCAGAAGGAGGCAGGCAAGCAGTGTGCGGAGGAGAAAACGAAGGTGCAGGCTCTGACAAACATAATACGCTCCAACCGTTTCTCCATAGAGGAGAGGAAGAAGGCCATCACGGCATTGCAGGCGATTGTCCCAGGCTATCATGCGGAAATATCCAAGGAGGGGCGTTTGTACAACGAGAACACAGCAGCCATCGACAAATATATTAAGCAGCTGGAGGCTGTGGCCACCGCACAGGCTTACCTCAAAAGGATGACACAGCTCAAAGAGGAGCAGATTGACCTTGAGACACAGTTTCAGACGCAGGACCACCACAGAAAAAGCATGCAGGCATATCTGGACAGACACCCACACCTTAAGGAGAAGGCGACAGTCACAACAGGTAATCCTTATTCCGGCTTTGTGACACAGGAAGTCACAACAAGGCAAGCCAATGCACTGGAGCAGCAGGAGAAAAAGGTTGCAGGCATCAACGATAAACTCACCGTGAATCTCAAGCTCCAGAAGCAGCTGCAGAATATCATGCAGCAGCAAGACGGTAAAGACCATCTTATAACGTCTGCCATCACCGCAAGCCAAAATATTGAGACTCCGGCAACTACGGTTAATGGCGGAACTGGCTCGGGGGCAGGCGCATCCTCCGGCGGCTACGTTTCAGAAAAGCAGCAGAAAAAACAGGAGCAGGAGCGCAAGAAACGTGAGGCTGCACTGAAACGTGAGCAGGCAAAGGAGAAAAGCGCATACAACAACGAGATGAAAGAGGCGAAAAACAGACAGCAGGCTGACATCAACGACCTCCGCGCCATATATGCGAAGGGTGAAATCATTTTCACCGAGTATGAGCAGCGCATCACTCAGGCAAAGGTCGACGGCATACAGCAGCGTATGGACATCATGCGAAAGTATGGTTTCCAGGACACTGAGGAATATGACAGGCTGCAGGCAGAAAAACAGCAGGTGCTCGAGGAGAGTAACAAAAAACTGCAAGATATTCAGAACAGGGCGAGCATTCGCGACCTTGAGCTTGCACAACGCTACGCTGAGGAGAAATTGAGGATTGCTTTTAATACTCCAGGTGATAAAATGTGCCAGGATGAAATGGCACTCAATGAGGCACTATTCCAGAATGACATTGATTTCCTCAGAAAGAAACAGTCGCTCTATTCAGAATCCTCTGAGGATTTCTACAGAACAGCCGAGCAGATTGATGAGCTGCAGAAGAACCACCAGCTGGACCTGCAGCAGCTGTCTTTTGACAGGCTGCTTGAGCTGAGAAAGCAGTTCGGCACGGAAAATCTCGACGAGATGCAAAAGGCTGCTGAGAAGGAGCTGGACTTGTTATACAAGAAGTTGGAAGCTGAAGGAGAAATGACAAAGGAGGAATATGACAAAATCCTTCAGAACCTGAAAAATTTCTATTCTCAGAAAAAACTGACACAGCAGCAGGAGGAAGCGGATAAAATACTCAATGATGCTATAGCTGGCACATCAAAAAGCAAACAGTCAGCAGCTGCTGATGCCTCGTTCAAAAGCGCAAAGGCCGACGCCATCTCCGAGCTTGACAAGAAAAACGGCGGCAATACCGGTGTGGGCAATTATTTCATGTCTGACATCCAACTGTTTCAAGCCACAAAGGACAGGCTCAAGGAAATGTACAAGGGCAACGAGGCAGCTCATGCCGAGATGTGCGAGGCCATTGCCATGGCTGAGGGTGAACTGGCGCAGGGCATTGCCGACAAAATGCAGTTTGCCATGGATGCCGTAGGCTCAATTATGAACGGCATGAGCAGCTACTATAGTGCCGCAGCTGACTATGAGGTGAACGTGACCACCAAGAAATACGACAAGCAGATTGAGGCAGCAGGCAATAATACGAGAAAAACAAAGAAGCTGGAGGAACAAAGGGAAAAGGAGATAGCCAAGATTAAGACAAAGTATGCCAAAAAACAGGCGGCCATGCAGGTGGCACAGGCTCTGGCGCAGACGGCACAGAACGCTATTGCGGCTTACGGCTCGGTGATGCAGGCAGTACCGTTCCCTGCCAACACAATACTTGCTCCGGTAATGGCAGGTGTGGCTCTTGCTGCCGGCATGCTCCAAGTAGCCACCATCAAAAAACAGCAGCAGGCACAGGAGGCAGGCTATTATGAAGGCGGTTTCACTGGCGGCAGACGGTACCGACGTGAGGCTGGCGTGGTGCATGAGGGTGAGTTTGTGGCAAACCACAAAGCCGTGGAAAACCAGAACATTCTGCCATTCCTCCAATTCATTGACCAGGCGCAGCGCAACAACACCGTGGGCAGTCTCACTGCCCAGGACGTGAGCCGCCAGCTGGGTGCCGCACCGAAAATTGTAGCTCCAGTCGTAAACGTCCAGACCGACAACGAGGCACTGCGTCAGGCGTTGGAGGCTCAGCAGGAGGCAACAGCCGCATTGCTCGACCGGCTTTCTGAGCCCATCGAGGCGCAGATGGTGATGCACGATTTCGACCGTGACTATAAACGATACCAGAAACTTCTAAAAAATAAATAACAATGACAGAGCTATTCCTTAAAAAAGACGGCGGCGATTGGCAGCAGGTTTATTTCGCCATTCAGGGCAGCGGATTCAAGCTCACAAGAGAAAATCCATATTTCACCGACAGCGAGAGTTACACGCTCGATGTGTCGCTGCCTATGGGTATATTTCAAAACAGGCAGTTTTTCGGTAACCTGCAGCGCATCGACGCTTCGAAGAAATCCGCAAAATACCAGTGCAGGCTCATGGTCGGTAACAAGTCTATGCTCGACGGCACAGCCCGTGTTTCGCAGGTCATACAGGACACGGTAAAGGTGCAGCTCCTCGGAGGCAACTCTGAGCTGAATTTCCTATCAAAGGAGAGCGGAGCCTACATCGATGAGATGGACCTCGGGCTTATCAACCTTTTCTTTATTATCGACTATAAAGGGCAGATTTTGGATAACAGCGACAGTATTGTTGCATTCTTGCCTGTTTACGATGAGACTAACAGCGTTGTCTCAAACTGCAAGAAATACGACAAGGCTACAGGTGAATGGATAGGGCTGCTCAATGCTACCGCTGGCATTGTCAGTGCGCCGCAGCCCAACTTGCTGTATATCCTTGAAGCCGTGCTTTACAAGTCTGGCTACACACTTCAGAGGTGCGACATCGACTGTGAGCCGTGGAACCGCCTTTTCATAGCATCTGCAAAAGGCACTTCAAAGCTGTCGCACGCACTGCCACACTGGCATGTAGGAGAGTTTCTTTCAGAGCTGTGCAAGTTCTTCAACTGCACAATCTCCATCGACTCCAACACCAAGACGGCAAGCATCATCAGCAATGCGGCATTCTTCAATAATACAGAAAAGACAAACACACTCACTCCTGTTGACGAGTATGCCGCTGACATGGATGATGAAAACACCTCTGAGGCATTGACATCCTCAAACATCGAATATGATATGTCATCATCACCGGAGCATGTCTATGACATTCTGTCGGATGAGGTGAGAGACACCATACCTCATAAGGAATATCCAAGCTATGATGATGCGTCTGTGGATTTTGCCTTTATGGGCGAGCCTGAGTGCATGCGGTATCTGTTTATATGCCCGACTAAAATTTTTATCGGGGCAAAAGACAGAGACAACGATAAAATACCGGTTTTCAAATCTGAGGTCGATCATTTCGCACCGCTCAGGAGAAATCAGGAGAGCGATAACACCATATCACTGAAAATATGCCCGGTGGCTCTTTCGTATATGGATGACGCACTTTATTACGACGGCTCAAATCCCGACACACCGAGAATGTCGTGTGTGGTGGCATCTATGGAAAATCCCACAGGCAACGAGCACCCGTGGGACACAACGGAAAATATATCGGCACAGGATTTCATAGAGGGCACTGAGACAATCGGGAAAGCCGAGAAGGAAGACCGCCTGCAGGTGTTCTTCGCCGACAACAAACAGCAGCAGTCTGTTATTAAGTCAGGTAGCGACAAGGGGAAAACCGTGCCTTTTTCCATGCCGTTCACAGATTGGGGCTACATCTCTAATATGTATATCGAGCACAGTCCATGGTCGCTGGCGTTCTCTCATACAGATGCCACCCACTATCTCGGGCAGCTTCACAATACCGGCTTCTCTTTCAACACCAAGGCTAAGCATACCTTCAAGTTCATCGCCGACAAAATGCCCGACCCTACAAAAGTCTTCTGCATTCACGGCAAGCTCTACGGTTGCGAGAAAATTGAGGCAAACGTAAAAGAAAAGGGCTTCGACCGTCTTATGACCGGATATTTCTATGAGATGATATAAATTTTGCCTAAAAATCAAAACAAACTCCCGAAATCAGCAAGAGATTTCGGGAGTTTTTGTTCCTTAAAATGTTAAAACTTACAGCATAATGTAATTTTTTACACTAAAAATTTGCGTAATACGAAAATTTACACTATCTTTGCATTGTCAAACATAAAACGTTATATAAACATGCAAAAAGAGATTACAGAACAGGAAAATGACCTCATCGAGGCAATCAGAAACTATCAGAATTCATTCCACAACAAAAGCAAGGAACTGAGACGATACGCACAGATGCTATTCGATGAAATGATTTACGATTAAAAAACAAGCCCCTGCCGCTCCACGGCGGCAGGGCATAATATCACAAAAGGAGAAAAGAATATGGCATCAACAATGACAGTGCCGCAGACAAAGCGGACAACAATGTACCAGCAGATGGACGATATTTTCGACGCCATCACATGGGGCAACCTTGCACGCACTTACTTTGACAAGTCGGCATCATGGTTCTACAACAAAATGAAAGGGATAGACGGCAACGGAAAGCCCACGGAGTTTAATCTGGAGGAGCGTGCGCAGCTCAAGGGAGCACTCTGCGACCTTGCCGACCGCATACGCCGTGCAGCCGACACCATAGAGATTTAGGCGAGGATGACTGCATGACGTCCTTTGTTTGACAAAAGCCGCCCGCCGCCTACGGGCGCAACCATAATCAATCATGCTTGATGATTGGATAATTAAATTTAGACCTCTTTTCCCCCGCCGCAGTGATGCGCCGGGGGATTTTTATGCCGAGTGTGAAATTTTTTCCCGAAATCTCTTGCAGGTTTCGGGATTTTTCATTACCTTTGCACTCGGAATTAAGAACGATAGTAATCTATCCGGCAGGGCGCACGTCAGACGCTCAGCATCAACGCATGGGCATTTTTTATGCCCTAGTGCATCCGTATAGCGGCTGCCATCTCGTAAGTACATAACTGCCCTCCGGGTGAGTCATCGTTCTTAATTCCAACGGGATGTGCAGCCGTTTCTCTGTATCTACGTGCCAGTGCGGTTCGCTGGTTGGAATTAAGAACGATGCAATATGCAACAGACAATTCAATTACAGCGCAAGGCTCAGCGCGCATTCTCCATCCAGTCATGGCTGAATGCAAAGAGCCAGACAGGCTCACTCATCATGGGTGAGACAGTGACTAATCTTCAGGTGGTTCTTGTACACCTCATTTTATTATTCCTCGGCGGCACGGTGGTCGCCATTGAAGCAAGCCTATCACTTACCTTGCTTCTGCTCGCCTGCGCAGCATGGGCGGTGTACCGTCTCAATATGACGGAGAAAGGAGGCGCAAGATGAATAAACCTGGAGAAGCATATGATGAGTACTACTTCTGTGAATCAATCTATGAGATGTGCAGTTTGTTCACAACATTTCTTTGCGACATTCACCGGGAACACGAAGAGCTTGTGAGCAGTGAAGAATTGATGAAGTTCATGAGCTACGCCGTCCATCTGCAGATGGAAGCCGGCAGCCGCATGTTGAGGGAGAAGGAAAAGGAGATTGAAGAGATAAGGAATGGAATAAAACGTTTTCGTGAAGAAAGGGATAAGGACAATGAAAATGACTGATGAACAAAAAGCGGCAGCTGCTGAAATGCTGCTGGAAGCATATTTCGCAACGAGAGTGCATAAGAAGCCGGAAAGCGGCAACTTCATCGAGGAGACAAAGTCCTCGTCTGAAATTCGTGATGACTTATCTGACATGTTCTATCTCTCAACTGATGACGTGTCGACATATATGATTATGAAAGGGTTCAGAATCGTAACGGTAGAGGACGGAACACCGCGGTGGCTGATGTTCCGGAAGATAGATACAAACTTATAGTTTTCTTGGAAACATTTTTTTAGCATTTAAAACATTGGACGGTGCGTCGTGATGACGCGCCGTCCTTTTTCTATTCGCGCGTACATTATATATTATAATGCACCATCATAGTGCTTCGCTTCATCATGCACAGTCAGGCTTTTGCTCACAAGATACTTGTTTGTTGTCGACACGTCAGTATGCCGTGCCTGGTCACGGGCAACGATGACACCTTCCTTTGCTATCAAGTCGCGTAGTCCGGTGTCTTTCAAGCTGTAGAACTGATAGCTGGCGGGGAACTTCAGCGCAGCACGTGCCTTGTTCCATCTTTTGCGGAAGGTGTGTGCCGTGGTCTGTTCCTCACTCGGCAGCAGGTCATCGCCGAAAAGGAAATATCCGTTTGGATATTTGAACACTTCAAGGTCAATCATGAGCTTTATTACATTGTCGTGCAGCGCAACCTTGCCGTCGCGCTTGTTTTTTGAGAACTTGCCGCTAATAAACACGCTCTGCTCCTTGATGTTAAAGTCCTTCAACTTTAAAAAGGTCATTTCAGTTGGTCTAATTGCCGTATAATAAAGCATATACACGGCAAGAAGAAGCTGCTTGTCGTGTGCAAACAAATATTCCTTCAGTCTTAGGAGGTCTTTGGTCGATAAAGCCTCACGGATTTTAGCTCCTTCACGCATGACCGGGACGGAATCATTCACCGGATTCGCCTCAAGGTGATTGTGGCTGACAAGGTAATTGCCGAAAGACGACATCGTATAACGGTAGTTGTTCCGGTTCCTGACGCTCGTGTCACGCTCAAACAGGACATACTCCAGAAAGTCATTTACCAGTGTCGTGTTGAAATTGCTGACGCATAGTGTGCTCAGGTGATACTCATTCAGATAGTCGAGGAATATCTTCAT